AGAAAGAAATTGAAGCCAAGATTTTAACGAAGCAAGTATCTAATGGTAATGTTTGGAATACTGTAGGATTTCAATCTACTTTTGGAGTTCCTTTATTTGAAACATTTGTTATTCCCTTTATGGTAGAAGAAAAAACAGATATTGAATTAAGAGCCAAAGCAGATGCTACTACAGCTGTATCTGGATCATTATCTATCTTCTTAGAGGATTATGATTAATGGCTGTAAGACGTAAGGCATTATCAGCAACTACTCTCTCTACTCTCAAAGCTAAAGCAAAAAAATCTAAACTATTTAACCTGGCAGATCTCAAGGCATCTTATCGTAGAGGCCAGGGAGCATTTCTATCTAGTGGATCTAGACCAAAGATCCCAATGGCAGCCTGGGCCATGGCTAGAGTCAATAAACTAATCTCTAAAGGAAGATCATCCACCTTTGACAAAGACATTGTTACAAGAGCAGCCAAAAGGAAAAGTCGTAAACGCAGTTGAATTCTGTACCTGGAGTCATTCCAGGAGAAACAAAGAGCAGAAATGTTTTTGTGGTGAATATGCGTGTATCGGTTTTAATTATAGATTTGGTATGCTAGAGTTATTATGTTTTAAACATTATCAAGAGAGGATAAAGCCATGCCAAAAGGTAAAGGAACATACGGATCAAAAGTTGGTAGACCAAAAAAATCAACTAAGTCTAATATGAAAAAAAAGAAGAAGAAGTAATGCCATTAATTAAAGGCTATTCACAGAAAAGTATCTCCAAGAATATTGAAAGAGAGATAAAAGCCGGTAAGCCGAGAAAACAAGCAATAGCCATAGCTTTAGATGTCGCTAAGAAAGCCAAGAAGAAACGTAAGAAGAAGTGATCTTTATAACTGGAGCAAATTCAGAATATGAAGATATTTTGGATTGGTTTATCAATAATTATAACAAGCATATTAGTAGACCATTATATATTGCAGATTTTGGTCTTAGGAACAAATATCCAAATACTATACAGATAAATTGGAAGGTTAATCCCTGGTACTACAAACCTAGAGCTATGATTGAAGCTCCAGGAGAAAAAGTTTGTTGGATAGATTGTGATATAGAAATCAAAGAAGATATATCTGATATCTTTGAACTCACAGGAACAGCTGATTTTGGAATGACCAAGGATTGGTGTAATCCTCATACAGAATGGCAATCTGGTTTAGTATGCGTCAATAGTAAACAACCACTTCATAAGTGGGCTGAACTTTGTGAATATAGGCAATACAGAGGAGATCAAGAAACCTTTGAAGTTATTAAGAATTTTTATTCTATTAAAGAAATCCCAAAAGAATATAATTGGCTGCGTTTAGCAGAACCCAGGGAAGATGTCAAAGCTATGCATTGGACTGGGCCAATAGGAAAGAAAATTATAAGGAGTCAAATAGATGCGTTGTTTGATGGCTAAAAATCAAAGGGATTATATTTTATCTCATGTAGGTAAGCATTTACTAGAATGGGGATGTGGTGGAACTACTCTCTATTTTCTACAAAACCTAAAAGATAGAAAGCTAACATCTATTGAACATCATCCAGAATGGTATGCCAAAGTAAAAGCCTTATGTAATTATGACAATCACGATTTCAGATTAATCCAGGGCAATCATGTAGGAGCTAATGCAACTCCCTTTGAGGAAAACCCATCTGGGCTGCATGATTATATTTCTTTTAAAGCTGAGAATGTAGACACAATCCTAGTAGATGGAGTAGCGAGATCTAGCTGCCTAACTATGGCTTATGTTAAATATCCTAAAGCCACTGTATTCCTCCATGATGCTAATAGAGATTGGTATAATTTTGCTGTTGATTTATTTCCTTATAAAAAAATAATTGAACCAGAAAAGGATGGCTATCCACCACTACTGATTAAGTTATGGCAATAATATCACATACACATAAATTCTGTTTTATCCATACTCCCAAGACTGCCGGATCTAGCATGGGATTTGTTTTAAATAAATATGCTAAACAAGTTCATATTCCCAACAGCTCTAGGAGTGCTAAAGGATGGCAGATCCCTTTACACGAATATGGGATGCATAATGCAGTATCTAATTTTATAGATAAAGTTCCAGATGGTTATTTTAAGTTTGCCTTTGTACGCAATCCTTTTGATTTACTAGCTAGTGGATTTGTAGATAGACATTATGTGAACTTTGAAAACTTTATTAAAACATCCCTGGGCAAAGATAAACGCCTATTTCATAAATGGACACAATGGGAATATCTATCTGTTAATGACACCATAGCTGTAGATTTTGTAGGCAGATATGAACACCTGGCCACTGATTGGCATTATGTTTGTGAGAGGATTGGTATTAAGGATTTTAATTTACCAGTCAAGAACGCAAGTGATAAACATCACTACACAGAATATTATAATGATGAAACTAAGGAGATAGTAGCTACACGATATGCTAAAGATCTAGAATATTGGGGATATGAATTTTGAGATCACTACAAGACATTAAAGATTTTATTGGTGAGAAGCCTATTGTCATTATAGGCAACAAAGAACCAGTCAGAGAAAAAGAATACAAAGATGTCATTACTTTGAGAATGAACCTGGGCTATCAAGATGACCATGATATCTGGATTAACAATTTATCTGAGGCTTGTATCAACAAAGAAGATTTAGATATCTCTAAACACAGTAAATATATTATCAGATTATGTGGTGAAGATTTTGGAGTGCGTATGCAGCACTATCCAGAATACATGAAACCTTACACCTATGAATGGGATCTTAGAGATTACCAGGTAATGTGCCAGGAAACAAAGATGACATTTCCCACAGCAGGATTTGTATCTATCTATTGGGCTATTAATAACCTGGAGAATAAAATTTATATTGATGAGTTTGATTTCTTTATTACACCGAACCGATACACCAAGAGAGAATTTAGACACAAAGAATATTATGGAGCAAGACACAATCCCTTTAAAGAAAAACAAATAATTCAAGATTATATTGAACGAGATTTGATTGAGTGGTATCAAGACTAATGGCCAAATACAGAGGTAGAGAAGTAAAGTTAAATAAACCTTTTAGAACACCAGGAGAGTCAAAGAAATTTGGTGTTTATGTAAAAGATAGAAAAACTGGTAATGTAAAGAAGGTAAGATTTGGTGATCCTGGTATGAAGATCAAAAAGAATATACCGGCTAGACAAAGATCATTCCTAGCTAGACATGGTGCAATCCTAGATAAGGTCAAAGGACAAAAAACACTAGCTCCAGTTTATTGGGCTATCAAATCCTGGAGAAAAGGTTTTAAAGTTTAATGAATGGCAACAAGACAAGAAATATTATCTCAATTAGCTGATGACCATGAGAAACGTATCAGCAGAGTCTTATTTGATTTAGAAGATGACATTATCGCTGAACTAGAATCAGCCACTAGACAAGTTCCCTTATCTACTCAACTTGCTATAGACCTTAGACCTAATCTTAAAAGATTAATTGAAGAAAATTATCTCAAGGAAGGTACAAGGATCGTAAGTGATTACGATAAGGTAGTAAAAGAATATCAGAACTATATCAAAACAACTCCCATATCCGATAAGTTCAAAACATTAACTAAGCCAAATCTAGCAGTCATTAATCAATTAAAGCAGCTCTCTTTTAGTGGTTTCCAGGATGTCGCTAATAGATTCCTGGATGAGATATCAACCGAAGTATACAAATCAGCTATCGTAGGTAAGCCATTCCCAGATATGGTAAGAACTATCAGAGGCCAGATCAATGGTGTCTATCAGAGATCCAATGAAGAGGCTATTAATAGATTGGTAAGAGTCGTAGAAGAAAACAAATATTCTAATGATCCGGCTGCTATAAAGAAAACACAAGACGCAACTAAGATCCTCCAAACAAAATATGCAGCTGATAGAGTGGGGAACAATATGAAGAAATATGCGAGTCAAATAGCACACGATAGTTTGATGCAGTTTGATGGGCAGTTCACCAAATACAAAGCCCAGGAGGCAGGGCTAACTCAGTTCAAATATGTAGGAACTAATATCACTACTACGAGAGAATTTTGTAGAAGGCAGCTAGATAAAGTATTCACTGAAGAAGAAGCCAGGGAAGTTTGGAGTCAATCCTGGAAGGGAAAATCTGGAGGAGATCCATTCATAGATAGAGGTGGTTATAGATGTAGACACAGCTTTATTCCTTATGATACAGCTTGGGATAATATTGATGCAGTTCAAGAAAAGATAGAGATCAAAGAAGATGGCAAAAAAAGAGTAAGACCGGAGAATGTATCATCACTAGCTACACAAAAGAAAATAAATGAGATTGATATTATTAAAACCACAGTCATTCAAAACAAATTACAAAAAGCAATAACCGAAAATGCTAAAGATCCTAGATATAATCAAACTTTATACAGATGGAGTGCAGAGGGTAAAGTTTCATTAAGAAATCTAAATGATAAAGCTGCATCTGTTGTAGATACTGTTGTTGAGGAATTAAATGAATTAGCAG